GTATTCAGACCTTTCCGGCACACCATCAAGCCTTCCTCCCGGCGGCTCTGCTGGTGGCGCACTCTCGGGAAGCTATCCCAACCCCAACCTGGCCGACCTGTCTCCTTCGCCGGCCGGCACCTACACCAATGCCACGGTGACCGTAAACGCCAAGGGTTTGGTGACATCGGCGTCGTCGCCGTCATCCCTCCCACCGAACGTGGTCGACCAGCTCCAGTATTTCGGGGATGGCAGCGATGGCGATGTCACCGTTACCGCTGGAGTAACGCTAACGGCTGCAACTTTTTATAACAACGTCACAATCACAGGCGCCGGATACATTGAAACGCTGAATTACCCGCTGTTTATCAAGGGAACTCTAGATGTCTCGGCCGCCGGAGCGAACGCGATTCGACACGAGGCAAATCCAGGCAATGATGGCGGCAACGGCTCCGGAAACACGGGTGGTTCCCTGGGCACGGGTGGATTGAATGTTGCCGGGACCAACTGGGGGCCATCAGCTTCCGGTGGCGCGGGCACGGCGGGAGCTACCGGCAACAGCACGACGCCTACAGCGCCTACCACAATAGCCTCGGCATGGGGCGGCAGGGGTTTTGCTGGCGGCGCTGGCGGCGCTCCTGGCGCTGGGTCGGGTGTCGCCGGTAGCGGTGGACCGGCGGCGACCATCACCTTGGTTGTCCCAAATATCGGAACAATGACCGGTCCGCTAAACGGTTTCGTGCGAGGCGCATTGGCTACAGCTGGAACCGGCGGCGGTGGTGGCTCCGGCGGTGCCGGCGACAACGTCAACGCCAGCGACCGCGCAGGTGGTGGTGGCGGTGGTGGCGGTGCCGGTAGTGGGCATTGTGTTGTGTTTGCTCGTACCATCAACCGCAGCGGTAGCAGCGGCTCACCCTTCATCAGCGCCAACGGTGGCAACGGCGGTAATGGCGGCAACTCCGCATCAGGCGGCACCGGCCAAGGTGGCGGTGGTGGCGGTGGCTCAGGTGGCGGCGGCGGCGTCGTGTTCCTCGGTTACCAGACACTGACCGGCTCGACGGGCCCGGCTGTTTCAGTTAGCGCAAGCGGTGGAACCGGCGGAACCGGCGGCAACGCTCGCACCGGAAGCGCCGCCAAGGGTGGGCAGGGTGGTCGCGGTGGCGGTGGCGGCATCATCTATGTGTTCGACTTCGCCAACGGAACGCTCACCAAGACCTCTTCGCGCAGCGACACGCCGACGCCCGTTCCCGACCCGGCCCTCGGAACCACCGGCACCGCCGGCAACCCTGGCACCACCTGCACCTTCCAGCTCTAGGTGAATCATGGAAACGAGAGTAGACGCATTTGAGCGAACGATTACCCAAACGCTGACAGACACCCACGAGGTCTACACGCTCCCTGGTGGGACCACCGTGTCGTTCCCGCTGGGACATGGTTGGGACAATGCGATATTTACCATCAACAAGATGGCGCCCGCTGGGTGGCGTCCTCCTGCTGTGGACGGAGACGCCTAATGCTTCCCAAGGGAACAGAACATCTCCTTGATATTGTTAAGAAAATAGGCGCCTCTGAAGGTGTATCTCCCTGGTTGATTCTCGGCATCTGTTATGCCGAGTCCAACTTTGGGCAGGCGTTGAAGCCCAAGGGACCGGATGGTTCCGGAGACTTCATCCCACGCCCCTGCACGCCCGACCGTGACAAGCGCATGAAGGAGGCGCCGCTTCCTGGCGTCGAGCGCAAGACGCTGCCGGGCGGCATCCCTTCTCGCAAGATTGCTGGCCCGTGCGAGGCATGGGTCCCGACGCACACCGGCTGGGGTTGCGGCCTCATGCAGTTTGATTTTGAGGCGCACTTCGACTTCTGCAAGTCAGGCCAATGGAAAGAACCCTCCATCATCATGCGGCACGCCTGCGGTCTGCTGAAGAGCAACCGGAAGTCGCTCAAGAAGATGGTTCCCATTCTTGAGGGTGCAGCCCTCGACCGCGCCACCATCGCCTCGTATAATGCTGGCGCTGGTCGGGTGTCGAAGTTCCTCAAGGAAGGCAAGTCGCTGGACGACTGCACCTTCCACCCTGGGTACGTCGACAAGATTTGCAAGAAGGCCGACGAACTTGCCGGCGCCTCTGGTTCCTGGCTCTTCAAGGAGTAGCCCATGCAGCCGGACGCACAAATGTCGGTAGCCGTAGGCATAGCTGTGGCATCATGCCTGGGGTGGCTGGTGTCCACAGCGGTGGCTGTCGTGAAGGGCAAAGACTGGCTGGAGGAAATTGCGCTCCGGGTCATCAAGAGCGCCGAGGGACGCGCCGCCGTGCTGGGCATTACCCAGGAGCACAGCGACCGTCTTGACGAGAAGTTTGAGGCGCTGACCAGGGCGGTCGATACCCTGGGCGCTCGCCTTGAGGGCCGCATGGAGGCCATGAGCAACAAGATTGAGGGCAAGCTGGAGCGCCTGGACACCGACGCCCGCAACCTGGATCGGCGTCTGTACTCGATAGAGCAGGGCACGAGCGGCAAGTGATATGCCGAAGCCATGCGAATTGCCGCAAGAGGCGAGCGATTCCGCAGGGTGCTTCCCTTTGCGGGTGTTCTTGGCATATCCAGACTGTCAATTTCCTGTCGGCACCTGTTTTTCGGCGCAGGTCGGAACCACTCCGAAACGGAAAGAGAAGGCACGCATGGAACCGCAGGTAGAGTCTGAATCGTCACCAACAGCTCTGGTGTCGAGCGTCGAGGTAGGGTCGGCGGTGGAACAGGTCAAGTCCCTGGTCCCGGCCGGCTCCGACGCTGGTCCTGGTCTGTTGATTGCCGGCGCTGCGGTGCTGGCAGTCATCGGTGCAGCCATCAAGTTGGGTCCAAAGGTGCTGGAGGCGAACACCGCCAAGGCCGAGAAGGCGCACGAGCTGGAGATGGAGCGCCTTCGCATCGAGCGCGAGAAGTCGGACGACAAGCACAAGGGATGCGCTGCTGAGCGTGCTTTGCTTGAGTCGCGCCTGGCCTCTCTTGAGGACTCGATGCTGGAAATCCGGTCGAAGGACTCCCCTTTTAGCTTGGAGGGGTTCGACGTCGACGGCCTTGAGAAGCGGCTCAAGAAGATTGAGGGCAAGTTGCGTGGCCCTGGTCGCCCCAAGAAGGAGAAGTAGTCATGGAGCCAACCTTAGTGACGGGCAACGCTACGCTTGACAAGTGTTTCGCGGTGGTCGGCCTGGTGATGTCGGTCTCCTCGACGGCGGCATCGGTACTGAACGCCAAGGTGCGTTCGACGCTCGATGTTGGCGAAGAGGTGCCACCGCTGTTCCTTTACCTGTCGCTTGCCGTCAATTATTTGGCGCTCAACATCGACAAGGCCGCTCAGGTGCATCGCCTGTTGCGTGGTGAGTCGGTGGTTGTCACCAAGGTGGGTGGGCCGTGAAGCGCAAGATACAGATTGCGTTCTGGTCGGTCGTTGGTGTGATTGCTATTGCTGCCATGTCGCTGGCGGCCCTCTTCTACGACCGTCGCAAGGTGTTTGAGACGGAACGCCGCCTCAAGGCCGAAGAGCTGAAGCAGAAGATTGCGAAGCTGAAGGCCGAGGAGTCAGAACGCAAGGCCGCTTCTGAGGCCCAGGTCGCGGTGGTCGAGGCCAAGGTCGAGCAGGAGGTGAAGCGTGACTCGGTGGACGCTGCCAACGACCTTATCGCTGCTCTGCGCTCTGACGGCCCCGGCAAGGGCGGGTGACTGCGCCAAGTCCGCTGACGGCTCGTTGGTGACCTGTACCGCTGACGGCTTCGGCTTGCTGACTCGCGAGGCCATTCTTGCGCGTGGCGAGGCGAAGACGTGCGCGATTAGGCTGATAGAAGCGCAGACCGCAGCACAGAACCGCAACGACCTTCTGTTGTCGTGCGAGGCGCAGCTTGCATCAATCCCGCCGTGCCCGCCTCCTCCTGGACTCAAGAAGCCGCTGACGGCATACGCTGTCGGCGTCGTCTCGGCGGTGCTGCTTGTTGGTGGTGTCGCGCTTCCAGCGCCGGATGCCGTTCGATACGCGCTTTCTGGCGTCGGCCTGGCCGGTGTTGCTGCTGGCGTCGTCGTTCTGGTGTGGTGACCAATGAAAAACGTCCCGGTCAATAAGCGGTTGTATGAGCGCATCAAGGCCAAAATCAAAGAGCGTTACGCCACCTGGCCGAGCGCCTATGCGAGCGGTGCTCTTGTGAAAGAATATAAAGCGGCCGGCGGCAAATACCGGCGCATGGCCCGTGGTGGTCTAACCAAGTGGTTTGACGAGAAGTGGGTTGACCTGTCGCGTCCGAAGTCTGGTGGCGGGTACGAGCCCTGTGGCCGGGACGAAGCCAAGGGCAGCGACTATCCGAAGTGTGTGCCGGCATCGAAGGCCGCCTCCATGACTGACTCAGAGCGGTCGAGCGCCATTCGACGCAAGCGCACCGCCCAGGGCGGCAAGCTCCGCTCCTCGCCCACCTACTCCCCGACCTTTGCTGACGCGCTCAAGCGTCGAAAGAAGACGTGATGGAAAACCCCAAGCCCCCCGCCATCGTTCGACAGATTGCCCGCAAGGCCCTGGAGCGCCGCGCCAAACACGGCCGTGGCGGCACCGAGGTGGGCGTTGCCCGCGCCCGCGACCTTGCCAATGGCAAAGGCATGAGTGAATCGACACTCAAGCGCATGAAGTCGTTCTTCGCGCGTCACAGCGTCGACCCCAAGAGCGACCCGACGAGCGCCGCGTCTATCGCCTGGGGTCTATGGGGCGGAACCGCTGGTCGTCGCTGGGCCGAAGCTCAGGTCAACAAGTTTGAGCGGGCGCGGAAGAAGTAGCGTCATCGCTCTTCGGCGGCTCAATCCGCATGATGGCGGCTTCAATCAGTCGCGCATCCTGCGTCCGAAGCATGGCGTAAACGGTTTCGGCGGCCTTGTTCTTGCCGTACTCGACGCCGAGCCGGAAGGCTTCGCTTCGCCAGAAGTCTAGCAGGCCCTTATTTTCGGGTATCACCGCAACCTCCTGGCCTCTCGCCTCACCGAGCGCAGTAGTCTTGACGCCTCTTCGGCGGCCTTCAGCGCGGTGCTTAGGTGCTTACCCTGTCGCACCGGATGAACCAGCATCGCCGCCGACAATGCACTCTCGATGTTCAACATCTGGATAACGGCCATGCGGGATTCTGTATGAATCTGGCTCAGTCCATCCTTGCGTCCGTTATTCCTGGGCATCACTCATCCTCCGGTATCGGCAGGGCGCGGATTTCTTTTTCGTAAACCTTGGCGGCGAGAATCATCGACGCCTGGTCACCGACGATGTTGTTCTTGATGTAGTCGGCCGCCTTTTCGCGCATCGCCTCTGCGCCCGCCTTGAATGCCCCCACAGCCTCCCTGGTCAGCCGCATATTCTCGGCCCGAAGGCGCAGTCGGTCCTCCTTGTGTTGCCGGAGGTCGGCGTCGATGTCGTAGTCGTCCACCGGCTCCGCGAGCGCGGCGTCGATGCGGGCGATGATGCTCCGGTACCGCTCACAAGCGTTGCACTTGCAGACCTCGTTGTCGGCCTCAAACCCTGTCGTGTTGGAGTCCAGCGAGTCTTGCGTGATGACCCGTGCCTCCGCGAGTAGCGCCCGCAGTTTTTCGTTTTCAGTCATCGTCCGTCCCTCTCGTAGATGGCGGTTCTCAGGTAGACGGCCAAGTCTAGTGCCTCCTGGTAGGCATCAATCAACACGTCGCGCCCGTTGAATGGCCGCAACGGTACGCCGTACTTTCGGCGCCCCTCGGCGTTTCGGGCCTTCATGTCGCCAATCACCAAATCCCAGACCGCCGGACCGCTGCTCTCTTGGGGTGCCGCCTGCTCGCCCACCAGCGTTCGACACGGTCGACACACTCCGCCTTTGTCTCTGGTCATTCGTCCACACCTGCACGGGTTCCGCGTCCTGTTGGCCGCCCGCCGCGCCTTAAAGCAGTCGTTGCAGCTTTCGCGCTCGTAGCTGATGCGCTTTCCGCAGGAGCACGCCCCGCTGTAGTGGTTGTGCTTGGCGCACAAGCCGGAGCGGTTCCATGTCGCCAGCCGCCTTGCGCAGCCGGTCATGGCGCAGGTCATTCCCGTCCCGCCCTTCGGATGGTCAGCCGTACCGGCCGCCCGACCGTCTGCTCGATGATTCGCTTCGCCAGCACCTTCGCGTCGGTGACCGGCAGGCGAAGCTCGCCCCGCTGCCCCTTGACCTCGACCATGAAGCGCAGCGATTCCCGGTCCCGGTCGTCGAGGTAGCCTGGTTCGATGGTGATGCGGACCTCCCGCTCGTGGTCCGCGACGATGAGCGCCTGCTCGACGTAGGCCATTACTGGGCCTCCTTGATTTTTCGCTCGACCCAATGGAACTTCGACATCAGTTCCATATGCTCCTTTAGCCGCTGGACATAAATACGCTCCGCTTCTTCCGCTAAGGCCGTATCGGTTGGTCTCGGTGGCACGTCGTCGGCATATGGGTTGACCGCATGCGCCACACAGGGCCGTTCGTCACGGCAGGCGCAGTCTCCCCACGGAACCTCGTGAATACCCGGCATCCTTGGCGCAAGCCGATGCACGCCACAGCATGGGCAAACCAAGCTACTCGTCATCCAACTCAACCCCGCGTGCCGCCATCTCCGCCCGGTAGCGCAAATGGCACGGCTCGCACCGTTCACAGTCCTCCTTGATACGGACCGCGCACCTGACGCAGTACGCCGTCATGCGTCGGTGGTCGGCGCAGAGGCCAGATCTATTCGTTGGACCCAGCTTCCCTGGGCACTTTGCTATCGAGCACCATTTGCTCCCCGTTTTGCGGCCCGCTGACGGCTGTGTTGGCGAGTACGATCCAGGCATTCCTATGGTCCCTTTCGCTCTGAACACTCGGCGGCCACGGTTCGTGCCGCAGCAAACGCCGAAGCGCATCGGTGAGAAGTTCAATCCTTCGCTGGTCGGTCATACTTCTCTCGTCGCAGGCGGTTGCGGATGGTGTCCGCCACCCAGCGGCTAACAGTCCGCTTCTCTCGCTCTGCCGAGTCCTTGACCGCCTGCCTCTCGACAGCGTCGAGGTCGTATGTCACTATCCTTCGCTTACTGGCCTGCTCCATTCGCGTTTTATAGCGTCACCAGTAACGTCATGTCAACAGCAAAAAAGGGGGCTGCTGACGATTTCCGCCAACAGCCCCCATTTCCTAGAACGCCAGGTCGTCGTCGGACGGCCTACCGTAGCCCTGCGGCTGCGCTGCCGGCGCCGCGTCGGTTCGGAAGCTGGTCACGCTGCTGGCGTTCAGTTCCAGCGACGTTCCCTTGCCCTTTGGTGACTCGTACTCCCGCAGTTCAATGGCGCCGCTAACGCTGACCAGCGAACCCTTCTTGATGTACTGCGAGACGTACTCGGCGGTCTTTCCCCAGGCTGTCACGCGCACCCAGGTGGTCGGCTTGTCCTTCCCCTTTGATACCGGGATGCTGAACCCCACCGGCCCGTTGCCCCGTGCCTCCGGGTCTTTCGCCACATAACCCGTTACCGTACCGTGAAACGCTCCTGCCATGACTTGCCTCGGTGGCCCTCTATTGGGCCGGTTTTGCCGGCGTCGTTGCCGGGCAATCCTGCAGACCCGCCGCCTCTTTTATCCAGGCCGGCAGACGGTCGTACTCAAATCGGTGTATCGCACCCAGGCGCCGCAATTCACTCATGGCGTCTGGCTTGTGTAGCTGTGCCGCCAGTTCGCACAGTCTGGCGTATACGATCTGCGACTCAGTTAGAGCCACTAGCCACCTCCCGAAGCCTGGCTTCTGCGGCCAGTAGCTCGCTTCTCGGGGCGCCCTTTCGCTGGGCGAGCATCCACAACCGAAGCGCCGCCTCCAGGATTTTCAGTCTCTCCAGGTCCGCAGTACCAGTATTGTTTTCGTCCATTGACCTTCACCGGCTTTCTGTCCGGGCATGGCTTCCAGTTGGTTCGGTCCGGTTCTACTGCCACAAGCGGCGCGTCCAGCCATTCTCCGCACTTCTTTGTCGCGAAGACAGTCAACACGAACAGCGTCACCGCCGCAATCTTCCAGGCTCGCTTCATGTTTATCTCGGTAGGTGTCGAGTTGCCCCGCCGCCGCTCTCGACCGGCCGCAACTTACGGCCCCCTGCGATAAGGGATGGAGGAGTACCACCCCTCTGCGCTCGCCTCGGGCGCTATCGTCCTCGTCTGCTGTCTTCGTATTTGACGTGTGTTTCGCCGCGCAGTTTCAACGGCTTATCCTTCGACTTTTTAGCCAGCTTGTTTTCACAGACACCGCACATCGTTCGGCCTGCGGTGATGTTGTTTCCGTCGCAGGCTACCATAACCCGGCAGATTTCAGAGTAGCAGAACGTCCGCTTGCTCTTGTTTTTCCGACTAGCCATCACTCACCTCGCAGGCGCTGGTCGAAGGTTACGGCTGCACGGTCTAGCATATTTTGATGCTGCTCGCGCCTCTCTCGCACCGCAGCAGCGTAGCGGATAGCGTACCCGTCGAACTCGTCTTGGGTTATCTCGGCATTAGCCCGCTCGATAGCGGCTCGTTGTAGTTCTTTAAGTCGCAGGAGTTCCAGGTCGGTCATTTGTCCTCCGGCAGCGGCAGTTGTCTCATCTGGATGCCGTAGATGCTTGGGCCAGGAATTCCGCCATCAGCTAACCCGTCATCAAAGTATTTTGCCGCCGCCTCGCGCATCGCTTCCGCGCCGCGTTGGTAGGCCGCAGCGCACGCAGCCTTCTGAAGCGCGACGGCCTCATCCAACGCACGCCCCGTGTGCTTGCGCTCAATCTCAAATCTCTGTGTTTCAGCGTCGGCCAAGTGCCACGGCGTCCAGTAGCCGTCGAGCATCGGGACCGCTACCGGCTCGGTCGGACCGTTCCATCGCAACCCATAGCGCGGCAAGCCCGAGCCATCGGGCGGACGCGGAGGCAGTTCCGGCGTAGTGCCGCGCAGCCGCTCGATCTCGGCCCGCGCTTCGTCGCGCTCTTTCATGCACTTGGTTTCGCGGTCAAACCGGCGGTCGTGAGCCTCTCTCTCAAGCCGGTGCGCGGCCTTTTCCTTCTCCAGCGCAGCCCGCGCTTCGTCGCGTTCCTGCTGCGCCTTTATCATGCGCCGCTGCGCGTCACCCTGCACCCACGCCGCCTTGTCCGCGAGGTCACGCAGCGTTTCGCATCGGTCGCACCCACCCGCCGGCTCCGCGAGCGCGGCGTCGATGCGGGTCTGTAAATCATGCAAAAACATCGCGCCCCTGTCGCCGTGAATCATCCAGCGGCGTACTTCCGCGAGCAGCGCCCGCAGTTTCTCTTCGTTACTCATTCAACCTCCCGATAGCTGTCGACGCTAACCACTCGCATCACGCCGGAAGCCCGAAGGTCCGACAGCAGCGACTCCATGACGTCTCGCAACTCCTTGCCCTTGAGGCCGCGCTTCTCTTTCAGCCGGCGCTCGATAGCCGCCTTGGTGACGGTCACCTTGGTTTCGACGCAGTCGTCTACGTCAATCGCCGCCAGCGCCGCCAGGCCCATCGCCATCTCGGCACCGTTGAGGTTGATGGACTCCCGGTCGACGGCCTGTCGTACCCACCGCTTTCCATTACCAAGCTCGATGCCATACGGATTTTCGATGGCGTACCGCTTCAGCGCCGCCTCGACCTGTTCGCACGCCGCCTGGACCTGGCGAAGCCGCAGGAGCAGCGGGCCGGCGTTGTCCTTGGTGATCGTCAGGGATACCGGCGTGGCGACCAGCGCCTCCTGCGCCTTGGCGGTCGATGGGCACACCGACACCGCTCGGCAGCGTCGACAATGAGTGCCCTGCTGCGGCTCAGACTTCTCGATCTTCGCGACCAGGCCGCGCACCTCCTCGGCCACCGCGTCGAGTTCCAGGGAGTCGAGCGTGTAGTGGGTAGTCCTGACGCCGTCCGGTGTGATGCGGGCGATGACCACCTCGACGGTGTCGACCTTGTGGTAACGGCTGACGCACAGCGCATAGAGCCGCAGTTGCCAGTTGTCCCGTGCGTCGGCGGTCAGGCCGGCGAAGTCTTGGCCGGTCTTCCAGTCGACCACCACCGCACGGTCACCAAACAGGCCGACCGCGTCGACCGTGCCGGCAATCTCGCCCTCCTGAGCCGCCGTGTAGTTGCGTCCGGTGGTCTCCAGTCGGACCGCCTTATCGGTTGCCGGGTCGTAGGCAAACGCCACCTCCGGCTGCCAGCGTGCCGTACCCAAGGGCGCCTTCTGCCACCAGGCGGCCCACGCCTTGAGGTACTCGCTGGCCTCGTCGGAGATAACCGGCGGGGCATCGCTCTCGGCCAGTATGGCCTCGATGGCCCCGTGCACCTCGGTGCCAAGCATCATGGCCTCGGTCGGCACAAACTCAGGCGACTGGATTTCGGGACGCGCCCACCATTGACAGGAGCGGAGCAGGGGAAGGGATGAGCCGGTGACGCGCATTAGACATTCTCCAGGGCCGCCTTGCGGGCGTTATAAGCGGCGCGAAGCTCGGCACGCTCGGACTCAGTCATCGTCTTCGATGCCCCCGAAAGGGACGACGACAAAGCCTTGAGCGCATCAATAGAATCGGCCGATTCGATGCGGGAAATAGCCTCAACCAGGAAGCCTCCGGCTTGATCGGGACGCTTGATTGACTTAGGCACATAGTTGCGGTCGTCGCGCTGGTCTATTGCGGACGACTCATCCTCCCTCGGGAGCAACAACAGACCACGCAGAAAGTAAGACAGATTCATTGTCAAGGCCGCCATCTCCGCCTTATCCGATGGGCGTCCCTTATCCGGGATGATTGGCGTTGAGGCCTGCATATCCAGCGTCTCGCCGGATTCATGTATCATTCGATAGCTGACAACAACTCTCGCATCGGTCAACTCTTCATTGTTTGAATCTAGTTGTGCGCCCTGGCAGACCCAACCCATCGTCACGACAGCCAGGCCAGCCGAGTTCAAGGCCACGCGAGCCTCCTCGATTACCGCCTCGGCAGATGCGTACTTGTACCGATGGAATGTGTTGGTGGAGCCCTTGGCGACCGCCTGTGCGGCAGCCTGTGCCATTACTATTGCCTGGTAAATATTCTTAGACTTTTCCATCTACATTCTCTCTGTCGCTTTATGCGACGTTTAGGTGGGGCGGTTTCCCGCCCCATCCCGGTTTGCCTACTTGAGCATCTCCATCGCGTCTCTCTCGACCTCGTCCAGCTTCCGCAGCGTCTCCGGCTGGTCTGCGAACATCACCCGTGCCGCCTTTACCGTCTCCAGGACCTTCACCGCCACCGCTCGCTTATCCATCTCGTCTCTCCCTGTCGCTCACTTGCGACGATGTGGACTGTACACACCAACGCTTCGGGCGTCAACATAAAAACGACATGACATCGAAAACACCTTGTTTTCATGGTTTATGTTGACATCACCAACGTTACCGAAGGATGCGGCGGCAGGGTATTTTTATTTTCTCTTGACGCCGCGACCGTCCGCACATACGTCTAGCGCATGGCTTACTCTGAGCAGGTCGAGAAGTTTAGGGCGTGGTTGGGCACCATCGAGGGCGGCGCTTCCGGTGTCGCACGCGAGCTGGGCGTGACGCGGGCCGCCGTGTCAGGTTGGGTGTTGGGACGGTCGGCGCCTCAGAAGGCGTGCCGGCTCGCCATCGAGGCTCTGTCGGGCGGTGCCGTGCAGGCGTCCGATTGGGCCGGGCGCCCCAGGAAGAAGTGGACGCGGAAGCCGAAGGCCTCCGTCGTCGTGACGAATGAGACCCCGGTGGTTGCTGCCGTGGCCGATGTAGTGGCGGAAGCCGCTGACGATTTCTTCGCCGGATAGGCCGGCGAGGAACTCGGCGGGTTCACTATGTATGGTGTCCCAACTAGTGGTGGTGTCACGAGCCACCCGCCGAGACTTTTGCCTGGTGCCGGACAACTGCTACGGCGGGTTGAGGGAAACCGGCTCCAGGCTCTTTTAGGGTGGTCGCTTTTTTATTGACCACCGATGACCGCTTGTCGTAGGCTGCGTCTCGTTCGACGTAGCTGTGGCAGCGGCTGCGTTATCAGTTGGGCATCCTCCCCCCATGCCCCGAGGGGCGTATTTAGCGGCTGCCACCGCTAGATGCGCCCCTTGTCTTTTGGTCAATATGCCTATCTGGGTCCAGAAAACTCTCATCACGAAAGATTTTTTCGGTAACACCATCAAGGTGTCCCGACCCCTTCCAGAGCAAATGGTGCTTGTCGTTGTATCGGCCAACGGCAATGTGCGGGCCTCGCTGGACTTCCCCCCAGACACCTTGCTCTGGTTTTTTGAGGAGGCAGCCAGAGAGTTGACCCAAGCCGCCCGCGAGATTGAGTGATGTACTGGCAAAAGGTTCCCCTGAGTTGGCGGGATGCGCCGGCGGTCATCGCACTTGCGAAGGCGCTGGGTGAGCGTGACGCCCGCGTCTACCTGCTTGACCTCTGGGAGTGGGCCGCCCAGCACGGCAGCACACACCCGTCCGACATGGCTCCGCACGCCTTTGCCAGGGCGGCGTTCTGGCATGGCGATGACCAGCGGTTTTTTGATGCCCTCCATTCCACGGGCTGGCTGAATCTGGACGGTGACGAGGTGACGATTTTATCCTGGTCGGAGGTGGTCGCATCGCTCCACATCGCACAAGGGCTGACCGACGAGCAGAAGAAGAGGAACCAGTCGGCGCTTCGCTCGGCCAAATACCGCGCCCGCAAGTCTGCGTCACGCAGCGTCACGGACCGTCACGCTACCGTCACGCTACCGTCACGCTCTCGTCACGCACCACGTCACGCAGATGACCGTGACGCACAGCGTGACGCGGAGCCCTTAGTTGTCGAGAAACAGCCTGAAATAGGGCACTTGGAATGCGTCACGCTCCCGTCACGCTCCCGTCACACATCACGCACAGAGAGAGAGAGAGAAAGAGAGAAAGAAATAAGTACTAAGAACCTTGCGCTTTTCGCTTCCGCTCCAAGCGCGGCCGTCGAGGGGAAGGCTAAAAAGGGACGGCCATCGAAGCCCGAAAGCAGCGAACCGGGGATAGTTGAGGACCGCGAGCGTTGGCTTTCGGCGGTGCGCTCGCTGTCCGGTGCCAAACCGGAGGAGATGGTTGCCAACAAAGACCACTTCATCCGCTTCGCCCAGCAGCGGAAGGCGAGGGGGATCGACCAGCTCATGCGGGCCGTCGAGGGATTCCAGAACGACGCCTTCGCCCGCACGGCAGGCATCGGCTACTTCCTGTCCGACGACGGCATCAACAAGGGTCTTGCAAGGTGGAGGAAGGAAGCCGCTACAACACACCCTAACCGGAACTGGGATGACCCGAAGGCCGGCGACCTGGATTCGTGGCTGTGAGCCACGGGAGGAACACATGCGAAAACTGAAGACTGTAGACCTTGAGACTTTGAACTACTTCCGGCAGCAGTCCGAGAAGGCTACGCGACGGATGCAGGACATCCGACGCAATGACTGCCCGAGATGTGAGGGCGTGTCGAGCGAAGTAGGCGCCGTATGCACCTCGCGGGGTGACAGCGACACGGCGGAGCACGGCTTCAACGATGGTCCGATGTGCAGGTGGGCGCTGTCCGAGAGGGTAAAGCAATCAGAGGCCGACGAGACGAGGGCAAGGTCGGAGCGGATGAGGCGTGCCGGAATTGCCGACGAGGTGCTGGTCGAGTGGCTGGCCCCGATGCGGACCTATCCGACGCCGCCCTACGGATGGTTCGGTGAGAACCAGTCGCAGCGCGAGGGCGTATTCGGCCTGATGGCAGACGCTGACGGCTTCCTGGGCGCGAAGTTCTGTAAGTGCTACATGATGTTCGGCGGCACCGGCTGTGGGAAGACGACGGCGGCGGCATGGATCGTGGCGGGCGAGCGCGACAACGCGCTATGGATGCCAGCTCGCACGGCTGACGACCTCGACCGATGGAAGGCGACGAGCGGCCAGGCGTATTCGGTGGGCCTGCTGGTGATAGACGACCTTGGGACGGAGCGCGACACCGGCTGGCCGTCCGAGGCTCTGGGTTCGCTCTGGACGCACCGGCTCGATGCTGGCCTGCGGACGGTTATCACGTCGAATCTTACGCCACAACAAGTCGTTGACAGGTACGGCGGCGACAGGCTACGGTCCCGGCTGACTGAGAAGCCCAAGGTTGGTCATAGTGTTGCGGGAAACATCGACCTTAGACGGCTCAAGCGGGAGTATGACCAGCGCATCGGTGCGGTGCGTGATTTCCGGGGTGAGCGATGAGTGAAGCAGAGAAGCGACGAGCGGTGTGGGAACTGGAGTGGAAGTTGGCGAAGGGCGAGGGAACGCCCGACGAACAGCGCGAGTGGGCACAGAGGCTCATTGAACTGCGGGGCGTCAGGTGATTATGACCATTTACGTCCTGGTCAAGACCACTAACCCACTCAACGGGTCCTGGGGTCATTGGCGCGGACCGGCCGCCAAGCGCAAGAAGCAGCGCCAGGCGGTGCGCGAGGCGGTGGCGGACCTCCCGGCGTGGCCTGGCGGGTTCCCGGTGGTGATCACCCTGACTAGGGTGGCGCCATCGAACGGGCTGGACGATGACAGCCTGCCGGCCAGCATGAAGGCGATACGCGACGAGATTACCGAGTGGCTGGGCCTCGACGACGACCGGACCCCGCTTATCAAATGGCAGTACGACCAGCGGCGTGGAAAGCGGGGAGAGTATCTTGTCGAAGCAGCCATACGAAAAGTTGACGGTCGTGCCGGCGACACTTGAGGATGCTAACGCCTTTGTGGCCCAGCACCATCGGCATCACCGACCCGTCGTCGGACACAAGTTCAGCTTGGCTGTGGTTGACTCGGCCGGATTGGTGCGAGGCGTGGCGATTGCGGGTCGGCCGGTGGCGCGCTTTCTTGATGACGGATGGACGCTGGAGGTCAATCGCGTAGCGACGGATGGCTGCCCCAATGCCTGCTCCTCTCTGTATGGTGCAGTCAGACGGGCCACGTTCGCCCTCGGCTATCGGAAGTTGATTACCTACACCCTACCGGAAGAGGGCGGGGCATCTCTTCGGGCGGCCGGGTGGCGATGCATCGGAGAGGCCGGCGGTGGCAGTTGGTCTAGTGCATCTCGGCCCAGGGTAGACAAGCACCCGACCCAAGTAAAACTACGCTGGGAGGCACCGGAGTGAGGCGACTCTGTACCGGCGAGACGTGCAGGACTGAGGGCTGTTCGACGGTACTGGGTCGAGACAACGGGTGGGGCTACTGCCCGAAGCACGTCGGAACGGCCCTGGCTTGCGTTATGAGCGACGAAGGGTGCACCGGACGGGTCGGAGCATGGTCGAGGTCTAGACTGTGCTCTGCACACAGCCGCGCGACCTTGTGGTGGGTCTTGGAGGGTGGGAAGAAATGACGCGACCGGCGACTGACGACACCGGAGATGGTCGACCAGGGAAGGCCCGCAAGAAGGTGGCGGCGCTGCTCCACGACGCCTGGGAGGTCAAAACCTGGGCAGACGGCGAAGGCTGGTACATCCGCGCCCCGATGGATTTACGCACCTGGCAGTCCTGGCGACGGGTTGACAAAGAGTGGGCAGAGATGATGGAGCGAGACCTCTTGGTGGGTCAACTGAAGAATCTGTTGACGGGCGCCTGAGGCTGGTCTAGTCTCTTCTCACCGGCAAAAAGTCGGATGGAGGCTATCATGGGTCAGGCGATGTTGACGGTCCACCGGGTCGGTAAGGCATGCGCGGAGTGCTACGGCCGGATTACCAAGCGTGGCAAGTGCGAGTTCGATGGCGAGCACAAGGGTTACATCGAGAATGAGCCGCTTCAGATAGAGGTAGAGGTAAACGCCTGGTATTCCAACTACTACCCTGGTTATACCTGGGGCCGACCGGAGGACTGCTATCCGGCTTACGGCGGCGACCTCCTGGGCATGGAAGCCATCCTCGACGGAGAGTTGTTTGAGTTGACCGACGAAGAGCGCCAGGAGGCTAACACCCGGTGCTGGAGGGACGAGCTGCGTGGGTAAGGTGCGAGAGGCATTCGTACATCCGCGGCCGGTAGCCAACGAGCCGGTGGTGGTCACTCGTCGGTCGAAAGAGATGACCGACAAGATCCACCGGCTTATCCGCAAGTTCAGTAAGGACTTGGTCAACCTGATTTACCAGGAACTGGGCGCCCGAGCGGTCAAGGTAAAGGGCAAGCCGGGGCCTAAGCCGGGGAGCAGTTTCGCCCACAAGCCCTGTCCGCTGTGCGGTTTCGTCAACGGACGTCGCCGGGCAGGGTTCGTCTGCAAGACCTGCAGCGGCGGCAAAAAGGTCAAGGTCCTGAGTAGGGTACGGAAAGACACCTTCGGTCGAGACTTCAGGGTCGAGGTTCCGATACCGGAGGGTCTGCCCCTCAAGCCGGCGGAAGTAGAGGTAGCGGAGGATGTTGAGCCTGATTTCCTTGACAGGCTGGTCGAGGTGGTGCCTATTGCACCGAGAAAGCGGGCAGCGAAGCCCGGCAGCGATGACGAGGGATTCTGGTGAGCGATTACATCATTCGGCCGGCAACACCGGACGCCAAGAACCTGGTGTTTAGCACCTGGCTCAAATGCTACCAGGCGAACAGCGTGCACGCTAAGCGCATCCCCAAGAGTCTATTCTTTGAGCGGCATCACGAGGTGGTTGAGGCCATCCTGTCGAGGCCGACTACGCAGGTGCTGACGGCGGCATGGTCCGAAGACCCGGAGGTTATTCTGGGTTATGCGGTGACTGAGCCGGCGAAGCGCACGGTGCACTTCGTCTACGTCAAGCCGGCGTTCCGGCGCAGCGGACTGGCGGCGGCGCTGCTGGCGGACCTAGAAAAGCCGCTGATTTACAGCCACTCGACGTTCGCGCTGCTCGACCTCCACCGAAAGATGGAGGGCTGGGTCTATGACCCCTACGCAGCGTTCATCGGATGAAAAAGTGCGACAGGAAAAGGTGCTAAACCATGAGAACTAAAGAGGAAATCAACGCCGAGTACACCCGGCTTTGTATGCTGGTCGGGGAGATGGCTTATAAGATTCGGCAGCTCGAAGAGGCCAAAAACAACCATCTGCGGCGCATCGAACTCCTGGAAGAGGAGTCGCGGCACGTCGTCGTCGAGAAAAATAATGGCACATGACATGCCGGTAAAGGCGATGTCCTGGCAACCGCTTCAGGAAGAGCACTACTCCAACGGCTCCCGATGCGTGTTCACGTTCGCCGAGGGGCTGGAGGAATCGACGATGACCGTGCACGAGGAGGCGGAGGGTCTCGGCTGGATATGGGAAGTCAAGCTGTGGGCGTCCGACCGGCGGCAGGTGGCTTACGGCTTCGGATGCGCCACGGAATCTAAAGCGCGACATATGGCGATGCATTTCGTCGCGGCCATGCTTCAAATCATGGACGGACTCAAGCCGTTCCAGGTCGACTAAACGCTACAACTACCGGCGCAAAATGCGCCAGAAGGCAATGTCAAAATGGCAAACGAAACGAAAGCAACGCAGTCCGTCAAGCACGTCCGCGTTCGCACCGGCGGGGTACATTTCGGCGGGGCTCGCATTATCTCGGCGTTGAGCACGGACAAGACGGCGACTGCTATCGCATCGGGCGGGATGATTATTTGCGAGAGCATCGCCATTCACCCGGCCGGTGTGTGCTTTGAGCCCGTCGACGGTGGCGGGAAGTACATCATACCTTACGCCAACGTCGAGGTCATCACGCTGGAATAACGCGGCGCGTCATGGCTGGAACGCAGCGACAGGAGGCTTTGTCAAAATGGCAAAATTTGGCAAGGGCGGATTGACAGAAAGGCAAACTAAATTTGTCGATGCTTTTCTCGCGACAAGGGACGCGAAAAAGGCAGGCATCGCAATTGGTTATTCCGAGAAAACCGCCTCAGCACGCGGTTCGGCCATGCTCGCGGTTCCCGCCGTGGCTGATAAGATTGCCGAAAAATCGTTGGCGACGACAAAAAGAGCGGAGGTTGATGCGCAATTTGTTATTAACGAATTGCGAAGGGTTGCGGAGCAAGATGACGTCGCGCAGGGCACGAAAGTTCGCGCTTTGGAGCTACTGGCAAAGCACTTGGGGTTATTGGAAGACCGGATTACCGTGAAAACGGACGGCTTGTCACCGGAACAACGTGCTGAACGGGTCGCGATACTGCTGGAACGTGTCAGGACGCGCGACTAGGCGAACAACGTGAGCCGTTACGGGGCGCGCAGGGTGCTTGCACCCTCGCGCTTTCGGCTTATTCGTCTTGTCATTTGGCGTTCTGTAATAAGCAGAACCTATCCTGCGCACGCGCGTAGGTTCTTCTTATGCCGTTCGCCGAAAACCTGTCAATACCCTAAATGCATTGTCGTGAACTGCCTTGTTTTATGGCAGATGCGCGCCGTTTTCTCGTTCATTCCCATTCATGGAGTTATATGAATAGAAGTAAAACGATAAAAAATACACTCTCAGCGTCAGATATTTATCTGTGGGCTATTGTTTGCGCTGATGGTTACTATATAAATAGAGCAAGCGTATCTGGCTGTATTTACTGGTGTTTTCATTCGGCCATGAAAAACGCGCCCCAGGATGGCCCCGAGGCGCGCGTTTCGTTTTCGGCTGGTCGTTAGTTGCCCTGCGTTTCCTTTGGCAGCGTCTCGACTATCTTCGTCCATGCACCAAGGGCTAGCTCAGCCTCCGGTGAAAGGGGTCCGCAGTCCCGAACGACGGGTGCGACGAGATAGAGATAAAGGGCCTGTTCGATGGGTGTCATGCTGTTTCCATTGCGCGCTTCACCCGCGCGCGTCGTAGCCTAGATTCTTCAAGGAGCTGGCACGCTTCGCAGGTTGCGCCGTCGCCTTCGACTTCGCAACGGTGCTGGGACGCCTGCCGGTAGAGCCAGGCGAGGTGGACTAGGGTGCGCGGCGTCACGGCGTCACCACCAGAACAGGGGCGCGCGCGAAGCCTTGTATGATGTCGATTCCATCACTCCTTCGCTCCACGTCATAACGCATGACAGCCATCACGCCATCGGTCCTTACTTTGTCGGACGCGATGGCATTGCGCGAGAGATTCAAGAGCTGTTCGGCATCGGCTTCAAGTGATGCTTCCGTCTCGCATAGCGTGAACGAGTAGTGCTTTGCCTTTCGGTTCTTGCCGAAGGTGGCCCAGCCAACCAGTCGATATTGATTTATTTTTTTCATTGTCAGTCTCCGCGCCTCACTGGCGCACTACGGGTGGGGCTTACTCGGCGCTTTCGTCGTCGTATCGGGCTTTTCCGCGCTCTAGGTTCAGCGTCCATAGGACCGGCACGGCGCCGATGCCGAGGATGAGAAGGTGCATAATTGCGGCGTGGGTAGTCATCAGACGCCCTCCGCTTGTAGGCGCGAAAGCCGGCTATCGATGACACGGAGGGAGGACTCGGACATATAGCGGCCGTCGGTGGCAACGGCGCGCCAGTAGTCGTCGCATCGGATGATGCGCCAACGGACGCCATCGGCCAGTGCCGTATACTCCCCGTGACGGAAGGCTGATTTTTCGATGTGCAAGAACATGGTGTCTCCATTGCGCCCAAGGGCGCGGTGGGCTGAAGCGCCCGCTGCAACGGCCGGTGGCCCGGCCGCTGCGACGGAAGCTCTAGCTGGACGCCAAATGTTTGGCCCGCGCGTGAGCAGCCCTCGACGTGCTATACGCGCCCGGTCCGTCAACGGTGTCGAAGGTCACGCCGTCATCCGTTGTGATGCGCACGCTGTATCGGCGCGGACTTCGGGGGGCCTGCTCGCTGGTGACGATGTAGATAGCACCGCTGGCCGCCTGGTAGATTCGGGAGGATATGCGCGAGCGGAAGAAGCGCATCGTGTCTGGCGAAAAAAAAAGGTGTCCAGCCCGTGCGTTGTTCGCCTTGAGGGTCTCTAGCGTCATTGTCATTCTCCTGCGCCCCACTGGCGCCGCTCGGACTGAAGCGTCCGACGGAAGGGCCGGTTTCCCAGCCCCTCCGTTGGGGGCTCTAGCTAGACGTGCCGGAAGACGAAGATGTCACCATTCTTGCTGCGCTCTGAGAAGTAATCGCTTAGGAACAGGTCTCGGGCAAATTTCTCGTCGTCAAAATACGGACGGATGCGCTCCGGGATATCTATTACCTCATCCGCCAGGTCGGCGGCAAAGGCCTCTTCGTCACCCCAGCGTCCACAGTAGGCGTCGTCAAACTCGCCTTCGGCTGAGGCCGCATCCTGGCCGGTGTGTGAAACGTAGGCAATAAAGGCCTCCGCGTCCTGGGATGCCAGAGCAGCCTGAGCAAGTTCCGTTAGCTCTGAAACGCTTTTGGTGCGGATGCCGTTGAAGCCCTCATGGTCGAAGGCGCCAACCTCCAGGGTGCCGTCGCGGCTAATGGCGTTGACGGCCGCCTCGACGTCGTCTCCGTCGATGTCCAGCCATCGGCCGCCGCAGGTGTCGGAGTAGGGTGCAACGTAGATCCGGAAAGAATGCATGCTCATGGTCGTGCTCCTCGCCCCTCGCTGGGGCATTACGGCCGCGTCATGCGGCTGTTACTGTTTTGCAAGTATTGCAACGGTTACGTCGAACGAACGCAACCAGTCTGCTTGTCTCTGTGCTTCAATTAGCGTGCCATAGACGCCGTGGCAGACTCCTCGCAGGCTCCACACTTCATACCTCATTGTTCATCTCCAGGGAGTACATGAGCAGCGTCAGGCTGGCCGCTGCGAAGGGAAGGGATGCGCCCGCCTGCCCGGCGCCCATGAGGAAGGAAAACACCCCTCCGGTGGCTATTGCCCAGTTCATTAGCTTTTGTTGTGCGCTCATGTTTCGCCTCCTGGCGTCGAACATTCGGAGAGGGAGCCGACGTCGCCGGCTCCTCCGCCAAAGGCTCGACTATCCCCGCGCTTGCGCAATTTCGGCCGACGTCCAGCACGACTCAATTTTCTGCACGAGCCGTGCCGCTGCTGCTTCCCGCTGCCGGCGCATTTCGGTCAACTTTGCCTCCATGGCGAGGAGTCGTGCATCTAGCTCTTCCACCTCGGACGTCAGAACTTTGCTCATCTCAGGGAGTCGTGCGGTCCAGGTCAAGTCAGTCATTGTCAGTCTCCGTGCCGCGTCGTGCGGCGGTGATGGTCTTTGCTAGCGTCGTGCCAACCCTCATCCGTCGAGGTGAGGCGCAGTCTACTCATGCTCTGGCGGATGTCAACATAAAAAATACACGATGACATAAAGGCTTGGAATCCCTGGGGATTCACCGCGCGACAGCGTCAAGGGGTTCGACTGACGGAGGCTCTCGACGGGATGACGGAGGGGCTCCGAGGGGTCGACGGGGGGGTGTGGCGGAACCTTGACGCGGCGTCAGCGCGATGACGGAGGCGACGGAACCTTGACGCGAGGTTCGCCGACGGGCTGCGCCGGTCCAGGTGCGCCAAGCCTCGCCTCGCCGTCACCCCGCGCCTGCGCCTACGCCTGCGCTCGCCCGCACGCGTGCAGGTGGGTGGGGTCGGTCTGGGTGGGTGGGGGGGTACCATCGTTGCGCGGGTGTGATGTGTATATATATACCCCACCAGAGCATAGACCCCCTATTTTACAGACCCCCACCATCAAGTAGTTGTTCTTTACTCAACACTACCCCTCCCCCCATAGCACAACCCCCTATTCACATTCCTCTTGACGCCAAATTTCCCCCGTTGACAATACCCTCATGTCATTCGCTTCTGCTTTGGCGGCGCGAGCATTGAAGTCCCAACCCGATACCCCCGCGCCTGCCGATACCCCTGCCAAGCCTGTCGTCTCCGGCATGGACGAAATCCGTCGTGCCGTGGAAGCCTTCAAATCCCGCCAAGGCATCACCGACAACAGCCGGGTGCGTGTCCTGACGGCGGACGAGTACCGCAAGGCGCGTGGCGAATGAGCGGGTGTATGATTCGGGTCTGCCCCGGTCCTCGCCGCAAAGGTCTTGTGTCATTTGAAGAGTACGCGCTTGATTGGGTGCCATGCGAAGGCAATGTGGTGTTTGAGGCGCGTGAACCGCTGGCTCCTGGCGGCGTCATGCGCTTATGCCAATGGCATTACGACCGCCTTAGTGAGGCATTCAACAAGCCGTTTCATTCCGTAGTTTCGGTGGTTTAGCTAAGGTAAAAACTTTTACCTAACGTATCGAGCAAAACAGCACAGCAAAGTGAGCAAACGTGACGTATCAGTTACACCTGGGCGATTGCCTAGAAGTCCTCAAGACGCTGCCCGACGCTTCGGTGGATGCCGTGGTGACCGACCCGCCCTATGAGCTTGGCTTCATGGGTAAGCGTTGGGATGCTTCCGGCATTGCCTATAACGTCGCGCTCTGGACCGAAGCCTTGCGCGTCCTCAAGCCCGGCGGTCATCTCCTCGCCTTCGGCGGCACCCGTACCTATCACCGAATGGCCGTTGCCATCGAGGACGCGGGGTTTGAAATCCGCGACTCATTGCATTGGGTATACGGGTGCTTGAGCGAGGACACCGAAGTCCTCATCGACGGGGAGTGGGTGCATTACAGTAAGGCCACGGAAGGAAGTCTCGCATTATGCTATGATGCGAAGCATGATACCTACGCATGGCTCCCCATCCAGCAGCTTTACGTCTACGACTACGACGACACTGCCTACCGAATCGAATCCGCAGACACCGACCAGATCGTCAGCCGGAATCACCGCTGCCTCGTCCAGCGAAACGGGCGGTGGGAGTTCGCCGTTGCCGAGGAAGTGGCACGGGAACAGGAAGCGCGAGTACCCGTTCTGGAAGCCTTGCCAAGCCTGCTCGACGCCCTTCGCGTGTCACAACCGAACGCAAGCAGTACGGAATCGCTTCTGCGCGTCCTGCTTGGAGAATCAACTACGAGCGCCCCGGACGAAGAAGCCGAAAGAGCAGCGAGCAGGGCTGGTGTTAATGAAGTGTGCGGCGTGCGGAACGGAAGCGTGGAAGCTGAGAGCGTGGATTCGGAAGGTGGCGCGACCGACTTGCTCTCGTCGGTGCAACGGCTTGATACGAGGCGCGGAGTTGGCGAAGCACGCGCACAAGGGCCGCGAGGCATGGACGGAAACAAGCCGCGAGACGTATCGGCAGAAGATGTCTGGAGCGAACAATCCGGCATGGAAGGGTGGGGCGACTTTCAAGAGAGACAAGGGGAACTACATCGGACCGAAGTACGTTCGATGCCCCCCGGCGTTCACGGAGATGGCGAGGAAGGACGGCTACGTCATGGAGCATCGGCTAGTGGTGGCAATGGCGCTGGGGCGCTGCCTGACTCGGACGGAAGCGGTTCATCACATCGACCACAACACACGAAACAACGCGCCGTCGAACCTCATGCTATTTGCCACGAATCGGGATCACAAGCTGTACGAGGCGAAGGGTTCACCGTCGCCTCTCTGGCGAGGGTGACGCCGTTTCACTACACCGGAACAGTCTGGTGCGTGAAGGTGCCAACTGGAGCTTTCGTCGCTCGTCGGAACGGCAAACTTTTCGTGACGGGAAACAGCGGATTCCCGAAAAGTCTGGATGTCAGCAAGGCCATAGACAAGGCGGCGGGAGCGGAGCGTATCCGAATGTTGGTTCCCACGCGCAACGGCAACGCAGAGCGTCGCGGCGAGGGTGCGCAAGGCAGCACCTACGGCGACGCGCACGGAGGGTTTCGCGATGAATCCGCTCCTGCCACCGACGCCGCAAAGGAGTGGGAAGGTTGGGGGACGGCCCTCAAGCCAGCACATGAGCCGGTCGTTGTCGCTCGCAAGCCTCTCGTCGGCACCGTCGCCGCGAACGTGCTGGAACACAACACGGGGGTGCTAAACATCGACGGATGCCGAGTGGGAATGGGTGGTCAGCTAAAGTGGAGTCAGCCGCGAGGCATGGGGTCCGAAAACAGCTTTGCGGACGATGCGTGGACGCAAGCACGAGGCCGTCCGTTCGCGGAAGCGTTGAGTAGCCCTGCCGGTCGCTGGCCCCCGAACCTCCTCCTCTCCCACACCCCCGAGTGCGGCGAAGCCTGCGCCGAGGATTGCGCGGTCGCGGAGATGGATAGGCAGAGCGGAATCGCGAAGCCGAAGCCTCAGCGCGCAGGTCGTATGGGCGGGAACCGCGACGGATTGGGCATGGGGCGCGGTGGCAATGCTATCGGCGTGTGGCCGGAGGATTTTGGTGGCGGCGCCTCCCGCTTCTTCCCCGTGTTCCGCTATCAAGCCAAGGCCAGCCGGTCGGAGCGGGAGCGCGGACTGAACGAGGGCCAGAAGGCAAGCCATCCGACCGTCAAGCCCGTCGCCCTTATGGAATGGCTGGTGCGCCTCGTCACCCCGCCCGGCGGCGTCGTCCTCGACCCGTTCACCGGCAGCGGCACGACCGGCGTAGCGGCGATGCAGCAGGGCTTCCGTTTCGTCGGCATTGAGCGTGAGCCGGAATATCACGCCATCGCCACGGCGCGGATAGAACACGCAATCAAGCAGCAGCCCGCGCAAATGGAGTTGACGCCGGCATGACTCCAGCCGAAATCGAGGCGCTTCTTGCCAAAATGACACCGGCTGAAAGGTCGGAGTTTTTTGCGCTGATAGCTGCCGAGAAGAAGGAGCCGAAGTTTGTCGACCCCGGTGCCCGGTGTCAGACGGCGTTCATTGACGACCCCGCTCGACTGAAGGCCGCGCTTTGCACCCGTCGCGCAGGAAAGTCTTACGCCGCCGGCCTGATGCTGCTGCGCGAGGCTTACTACAACCCCGGCGTCTCCTGTCTGTATGTGGCGCTCACCCGTGCCTCGGCCAAGCGCATTCTCTGGAAGGACATCCTCAAAGCCATCGACCGCGAGCAGGGGCTGCAATGTCGGTTCAATGAGACGGAGTTGTCCTGCACGCTCCCGAACGGCAGCATCATCTACCTACTCGGCATGGACGCCGACGAGCAGGAAAAGGACAAGGCCCTCGGCCAGAAGTTCAAGATGGTGGTGGTGGACGAGGCCGCTTCCTACAACGTGGATTTGAACGAGATGGTCTACGGTATCTTGAAGCCGGCTACCGCCGACTACGGTGGCACGATTGCCATGATTGGCACCCCCGGCAACATGAAGCGGGGTTTGTTCTTTGACCTGACTGCTGGACAGGACCCCAGTACTCCTGGACGCTGGGAGAAGATGGGTTGGTCTTGTCACCGCTGGACCGCGTTTGAGAATCCCCGCATGGCCGACAACTGGCGAGCGGAGATTGAAGACTTGAAGTTGGCGAACCCCAGCATCGAGCAGACGCCGTTGTTTCAGCAGCACTACCTGGGCAAGTGGGTGGTGGACGACAGCAAGCTGGTCTATCGCTTTGACAGCAGCCGAAATGTGTTCGAGGAGCTGCCGACGCTCAAGGCGAACAACCGCTGGCGCTACGTCCTGGGCATCGACCTCGGCTTCAACGACCCCACCGCCTGGGTGGTGTGCGCGTATCGTGACGGTGACCGCACCCTGTATGTGCTGGGCGCCGACAAGAAGCAGGGCTGCGACATCACCGAGGTGGCGGACCGGACGCACAAGCTAATGAGCCGGTTTCAGTTCGACAGCATCATCATCGACAACGCCAACAAACAGGCGGTCGAGGAGATACGTCGTCGCCACGACATCCCGCTCACTCCCGCACAGAAGCAGGGCAAGGCCGACTTCATTGAAATTATGAACGGCGACTTCATCAGCGGGTACGTCAAGCTGCACCGCAAGACCGCTGCGCCGCTGATAGAGGAGTTGCAGGGCCTGGTGTGGGATGAACGGTCGTTACCCAGGCGCGAAGAGCACCCGTCATGCGCTAACCATTGTGCGGATTCTATGCTCTATGCGTGGAGGCATTGTTACCAATGGCTAAGTGGACACCAGCAAAACGGCTTGCGTGCCGGTAAGTCTGAGCCGGAGTGGATGATTCTGGAGTACGAGACCGAACTAGAGAGGCAGCTTGAGCGGCAACTGGAAGAGCGCCGCTATCAAGACCAGCAAATGTCGGTCTGGAGCGAAGAATGAAGCCCGCTGACGTGTTGGCCTGGATTCGGTTTATGCGAGAGCATGGACTAAAGCGCCTGGCCGTGAAAGACTTGGAGTTAGAGCTTGGTAGCGTCCCACAATCCCAATCAACCACCTTGGAGCCGATGGCCCAGCAGGGAGTGTTTGAGGACGCTACCGGCTCTCTTTGTGCCTGCGGACATTCCTGGATAACAGAGCACGCCGAGTCCGGATGTCTGATGGGATGCTCGCACGACCTGTGTTCGTCTCACCCTGGAGCGCCAATTGTCTGACGAGAAGATTGCGGAAATCGCCACTCCCGAAGAAATGGCGCGTATGAATAGCCGGGAGCACTTGTGGCGCTCGGCCCTTTGGGCAGGCTTCACGCATCAAGAGGCTTGCGTCAATGCGCTGACGTCTGGCAAAGTGCCGTGGTTTTCCGAACTTGCACCGCTCACCAGCGAAGAGCGCGTCTATATCATGGGAACGCTGTGCAAGCGGTGGTTCCCTGACCTTTCTGGTGACGCCGAAGTGGATGCCTGGCGCACGCTCCGGCGGATGTACGGCGTAAAGAACCGTACCAAGCGGAGACGCCATGCCCATTGAGTTTCGGGATTTTACCATCGGTGGCGAGCGCAGCGGCGTTCCCGACAAGCTACCGGACAACAAAGAGCGGCGTTGGTGGATGCTCGACGGCCAAGATGCCGCCGACGTCATCAGCGGGACGCTGAATCTGATTCGTGACGCGCAGTCGTTTCGCGCCACCCAATGGATTGTCTCCTCTCGTCTGTATGGCAACCTGTCGCCCACCACCCTGGCTGGTGTGTCGTTTAGCAAGCTGGCCGCGCAGCAGCCGGCGTTACGCGACCGCATCAGCTACAACCTGGTGCAGAGCGTGGTTGATACGGTGGTGGCGAAGATTACCCGCAATCGCCCCAAGCCGTTATTCCTGACCAGCGGCGGCGACTACAAGAAGCAGCGCGAAGCCAAGAAGCTAAACGCCTTCCTGGAGGGCGTGTTCTACGAGAACAGCACCCACGAACTGGGCACTACCGTGTTCCGGGATGCGGCGGTGTGGGGCGACGGCTTCATTCATGTGTTCGCCAAGGGTGACCGCGTCTGTCACGAGCGTGTCATGTCGTCGGAGATTTTCGTAGACGACGTCGAGGCGCTGTACGGTCAGCCTCGGCAGATGCACCGGGTCAAACAGGTCGACCGCCAGGTGTTGTTCGATATGTTCCCGGACGATGCCGCCAAGATTGCCGGCGCAAAGCCGAGTCGCACCGAAGAGGCGGGACGCAGCATCGTGGCAGACATGCTGACGGTGCGCGAGTCGTGGCACCTGCCCAGCGGTCCTGGTGCTGACGACGGGAAGCACGTCATTACTATTGATGGAGCCATCCTCGGCAAGATGGAGCCGTGGCCGCACCAATGGTTTCCGTTTGCTCGTTGTCAATGGGCGCCGCGCCTCTACGGCTATTGGGGCCAGGGTCTTGCCGAGCAGCTTCAGAACATTCAGCTGGAAATCAACAAGCTGCTTTGGGTGATTCAGCGGTCGTTCCACATGATGGGCAGCTTCAAGGTGTTCATCGAGAACGGCAGCAAGATTGTCAAAGAGCACCTAAACAACGAGATTGGCGCCATCGTAAACTACACCGGCACACCGCCGGCTTACGTCACGCCGTCGCCGGTCGCGCCCGAGGTGTTCGCGCACCTTCAGAACCTGATCAACAAGGGCTACGAGCAGGCCGGCGTGTCGCAGCTGTCGGCCTCCAGCCTCAAGCCGGAGGGCTTGAACTCCGGTCGCGCCATCCGTGAGTTTGCCGACATTCAGACGGACCGTCTGCATACGCCTGCCAAGTCGTACGAGAACATGTTCATGGACGTTGCCCGGCTTTCCATTGAGATTGCCAAGGGCATCGCCTCCGAGGAAAAGGACTACGAGGTCCGCGTTCCCGGCCGCAAGTCGCTGTCGCGGGTGTCGTGGGGCGACATCAACCTCTCGCAGGACGACTACGTCATGCAATGCTACCCGGTGTCGTCGCTTCCGACAGACCCGGCGGGCCGCCTCGCTACCATTCAAGAGTACGCACAGGCCGGCTTCCTGTCACCTCGCCAAGCACGTCGTCTGCTGGACTTCCCGGACCTGGAGCAGGTCGAGTCGCTGGCGAACGCCGAAGAGGATTACTTGACGTCGGTGTTCGACCAGATTGTCGACGACGGCGACTACACCCCGCCCGACCCGCTGGACGACCTGCAACTTTCCAAGCAGCTGTGCCTTGAGTATTACGCCAAAGGCAAGTTGCACAACCTGAAGGAAGAGCGGTTGGAGTTGCTTCGCCGCTACCTGGCGCAGATTGCCGAGCTTGAGCAGGCGATGATGCCGCCGCCTCCCGAAATGCCTGTATTACCCGGAATGACCGGCGAGCCGTTAGCACCGCCGATGCCTATGCCAGCCAGCGAACTTGTGCCGAATGTCCCGGCACAGTAACCAAGGAGTAAGTGAATGAGCGTTGAAGGTATGCCGACCAACATGATGCTGGGAGCGACCCAGCCGCAAATGCCGACCGCCGCCGAGGTGGTGCAGGGCGCTGCCGCAGAGGCGCCCGCCGTAGAGGCACCACTAGCCGCGGAGCCCGCACCGGAGCAGCCTAAGGAGCGTAACTCGGAGCGTTTTGCGGCGCTGGCCAGGAAAGAGGCCGAGGTCTACCGAAAGCAGCAGGCCATCCGGCAGCAGCAGGCCGAGATTGCCCGGCAGGCCGAAGAGGTCAAGGCTTTCCAAGATTTGCGTCGGCAGGCTGCGCTCAACCCGCTGGAGGCGCTAAAGTCGTTGGGCCTAAGCTACGAGCAGATTACAGAATACATGATGAACGACAACAAGCCGACCCCGTCGCTTGAGGTTGTTTCGCTTCGGCAGGAACTTGAGGAGTTCAAGAAGCAGTCCCAGTCGGAGCGCGAGGCTGCACGCCGCGCTGCCGAGGAGATGGCCGCCAAGGAGCAGCAGCAAATCATCGAGCAGTTCCGTGGCGAGGTATCGGAATACGTCAAGCAACATTCTGAAACTTACGAGTTGACGGCGCTTTACGGTGCCGATAATCTCGTGTATCAGGTTATCGAGGAAGCATTCAATCAATCAGGCAAAGTCCTTGCTATTCCAGAGGCCGCCAAGATGGTTGAAGAGCACCTTGAGGAGCTGGCGCAGCAAGCGCAGCGGACCAAGAAGTTTGCAGCGAAGCAGAGTGTGGCCTCACCGCAGGCGCCAGTTGCCGCGTCCGTCCCGAGGTCGGGACCAACGTTGAGCAACGACCTGACGGCAGCAGCGACTGGAAGCCCGCAGCGACCGCGTACTGATGCGGACCGGGTTGCAGCCGCTCTTGCTCGGTTAGAGGGTCGGTAACCACACGCCCATAGCGCGAGTTACGCGCAAATCACAGTAAGACCAATTCGTCTTTCCTTTTGCCTCGCATGGTGCGGGGTAAATCGACTCTTTGCGTGCAAAGCACGCGGTAGGAACTCCCATGTCTTGGCCCGGACCCGGTACTCCCCCGACCCCCGCTCTGAATCAGACGGGCGGCCCGTCGTTCTCGTTCGACCTTGGCGCTGCCAACGCGGCGCTCAAGGAGCTTTATGACGACCAGAAGATTGCCAACCTGGTCTACAAGAACAACCCCTTCTTGGCGATGGTTCCCAAGATGGAGGAGTTCGGCGGCAAGTACATGCCGATCCCCCTCATCGTGAACACCTCGCAGGGCCGCAGCGCCACCTTCTCGTCGGCGCAGGGCAACCAGACTGCGGCCACGGTTGAGTCGTTCGCCCTGACCCGCGCGTCGAACTACAGCATCGCGCAGATCGACAACCAGACGATGCTGGCGTCGAAGACCGACAAGATGGCGTTCATCAACGGCGCCACCGTGGTCATCGACGGCGCTATCCGCGCCCTGACCAACAGCCTTGCCACGCAGCTCTTCCGCGACGGCACGGGCTCGATTGGCGTTATTGGCGCGTCCAGCACCCTTGGCAACATCGTGCTGACCAATGCTTCGGACGTGGTCAACTTTGAGGTCAACATGACCTTGGAGGCCCGCGACCCCTCGACCGGCACGCTGCGGACGGGTGGCCCGGCTTACGTTGTTGCCGTGAACCGCACCACCGGCGTTGTACAGGTGTCCGGCTCGATGGGCGGCGTTGCTGGCGCGGGCCTTGGTAGCTGGGCAGCGTCCGCTCTTGATACGCTGAACGTCCAGGGTGATTACAGCCTGGCTCTGAAGGGTCTGTCGGCTTGGGTTCCGCAGACTACCCCGACCTCCAGCGCGTTCTTCGGTGTTGACCGCTCGGTCGACCCGACCCGCCTCGGCGGCGTGCGCTACGACGGCTCGGCGCAGTCGATTGAGGAAGCCCTCATCGACGGCTCGCTGCTGGTGGCTCGCGAGGGTGGTAACCCGGACGTGTGCATCACCAACTTCGCCAGCTACGCCGCGCTTGAGAAGTCGCTTGGCAGCAAGGCGCAGTACATCAGCTTCGATGGCCCTGCGAAGCTGTACTACCCCGGCATCCTGATCAACGGCGCCGCCGGCCAGATCAAGGTGTTCCCGGACCGCTCCTGCCCGGCCAAGACGGCGTTCCTGCTCCAGATGGACACCTGGAAGCTGTACTCGCTGGGGCCGGCGCCGCACATCGCCAAGTACGCGGACGGGCTTGAGATGCTCCGCGTCTACAACAGCGATGCCGCCGAACTCCGCGTCGTCAGCTACGCGCAGCTTGGGTGCAACGCCCCTGGCTTCAACGCGAACGTCAAGCTGGGCGCGTAATCCCAACCGAACCGAGGGCGGCTCTGGTATTGTGCCGGAGTCGCCCTTTGTTCAAGGAGAATCCCAATGGCAAATCGCACTTTCACGCAGTTCCAGGGAACCCTGCAGAAGGGTGTTGTTACCCTGTTTGCTAAGGTCACCTTTGACGCCGGTGGCGTTCCCACGCTGGTCACCAGCGAGGTCATCAATGCCGGCTCGTCGCCGGTCACCATCAACCCGTCGAATGGCTTTGCCAGCGTGGCGCAGCTTAGCGGCGGCGCATACGACTTCTTCCTCCAGGACCCGTATGTTCGCCTGCTGGCCCTGACTGGCATCAAGACCGACGCCGGCAGCAACATCACCGTTCCGGTGATTGTTGGCGACTCGCTGGTCAACGACCAGACGACCCCCAAGCTGGTCGTTCAGTTTGGGACGCCGGATGTTGGCGGCAGCTTTGTCGGCACCGACCCGGCCTCGACCACCATGCTGTTCAGCGTTACGCTCGCCAACAGCACCGCGCTCTAAGGAGGCTGTCATGGTTCACGACGAGAAGGCGGCTGTTGCCATCATCCTCGGCAAGATGAAGCCCAAGAAGAGTATGGGCGAAGGCAAGCCGGAGCACGGCGGCGGCAAGGTCGGCCACGGTCACGCGATGAAGGCGTGCGCCGAGGACCTGATTGAGTCGGTCAAGGCCGGCGATGCTGACGGAGTAGCCTCTGCGTTGATGTCAGCCTTCCAGATTGCGGACGCCATGCCGCACATGGAAGGCCCGCACGAGGACATCGGCGAAGAGGAAGAGGACGAAGGCTACTAAGGCAGACAGGCGGGAGGGGCGTCGGTAAACCCGGCGCTCCTCCTTCTGTATCGGAGGCGCGATGACCTATCCCGTAATGACGCTGCCGCAGTTGCGGGAGGCGACACGTCAACGCGCCGACATGGTGCACTCGACTTTTATTTCCGACGAGGAGTTCAACTCCTACATCAACGCTTCGTACTTTGAACTGTACGACCTGTTAGTTCAGAAGTACGGCAACGACTACTATGTGAAGGAATACAGCTTCTCGTTGCAGGGCAACGTCGAGCGTTATGACCTTCCCGAAGACTTTTACAAGCTGCTGGGCGTCGACCTGTCGATTAGCAACGGCCCCGATGGCTACGTCACCCTGCGTCCGTTTTCGCTGGCCGAGCGCAATCGCTACTCGACCGCAAACGTGCAGACGTGGATTGGCGTAACCAACCTGCGTTACCGTTTGAGCGGCAACAAGCTGTGGTTTACGCCGTCACCCAACATGGGTCAGACCATTCGGCTCTGGTACATCCCGCGACTAGAGAACTTGTTCGACCCGGTGACGCTGACGGTAGCCGCGCAGCCGGTTTCGGGTGATACGCTTACGATAAATGGCGCGTCTGTTATCAACCTGTTCGCGGAGTTGGGCGCCACGATTCCTGTAACCGCCACGAACATTGCCAACGCCATCAACGCGCTTGGTGGTGACGTAACCGCGACGGCGCTCAACAACGTGGTGACGCTGACCAGCGCCACAACGACGCCGATTGGCTTGCTGGTCGAGAACACCACCAGCCCGACGCCTACTCCCGGCGCTACCACTCGCATCCAACTTTCGGCCGCTTCCGTTATTGGCAACAACACCACCGCTGACGGCGTTTCCGGCTGGTTGGAGTACGTCATCACCGACGCCGCCATCAAGGCGCTTCAGAAGGAAGAGTCGGACGTGTCGGTGCTGATGGCGCAGAAGATGGCGCTCATCAAGCGCATCGAGGCGGCCGGCGAGAACCGGGA